TGGACCTAAAGCTGGCGATGCTCTTACTACTGGGAGTAATAATGTTATCATAGGTTATCTTGCTGCAGCTTCTGCTGTAAGTGTTGATAACACAACGGTGATTGGTACGGCTACAACTACAAACGCTGTTGTTCACGGTTTAAGAACACCTTTAACAAGCGCTGCTGGTAATGTTGCTGCTGCAAGAATTAATAACATACACGTTTTCAGCGATGCTGATGGCGCTATTGTAACGCTACCAGATTCTGGTGACGGTTCTCTTGTTGGTGCTTCGTTTGAGTTTGCCGTAACAACAGCCGCTACTTCTAATCTTCACAAAATAGTTTGTACTGATACAACTAATGAAGTAATACTAGGAGCATTAGTTATGGTTGATACTGATACTAGCGATGCAATAGTTGGTATGGCTGCAGAAACAGATGATAGTTTTAGTGCTGTAAGTTTTAATGGTACTACAACTGGCGGTAGAATAGGTACTAAAGTAAAAATAACAAATATAGCTGCTGATAAATGGTTTGTAGAAGGAACAGTTTTACATTCAGGTAATGTAGCAACACCGTTTGCAACATCATAGTAGTAAAACAGCTAGAAAACAAGTAATTATATAATAACAATTAAAAACAAAAAAAATGGTAGAACACGATTACGCAGCAGATGTACCAGCTTCAATGGACTCTTACGCTATAGTAGTATCTTTAAGAACAGAAGCTAATCCTACTGACGAGCAAACTGCTACGTTAGGTAGAAACGAAAGACACTTAGCTCTTAAGATGCAACACAGCGCATTTGTAAACGCATTAACTGCAGAACAAAAAGCGCAAATAGAGGCGCTTGAAGTATCTCTATAAATTAAATTAACTTAAATTAAATAAAATGGCTAAAAAAGAAGAAGTATTAAAAGTAACAGAAGACGAATTAAAATCTTTACAAGAAATTGTAAGCTCAATGAATGGTGCAACTACTAGAGTTGGTCAAATTGAAACACAGAAACATATGGTGCTTCATGATCTATCTCTAATGAGAACTGATCTAATGAAGCTTCAGGGTGAGTTAGAAGAAGCTTATGGAAAAGTAGATGTAAACATACAAGATGGAACAATAACTGTGAGAGAAGATGTCGAAGCTGATACGAAAGATTAGTATAGGTCGAGACTATAAGAACGAGGCTATGCACTATGCCGTAGGCCAAGAGGTCTACGGTGGGCATACCATCTGTGATATAATCGAAGAAGACGATAAGTTTAGTGTTTACATTAAAAAAGGTAAAGATGTACTACCTTGGAAAGATTTTAATAAGAACATGTCTGTTGCAATAGAATACAATTTACAATACTAATGAAAAGTGTTTACAACTTTGTTGTAGCACCTGTAAATTCTAGATACAATAACACAAAGAAGGTAGGTGATAAAGAACTAATAGTTAACACTGAAATATATAGCCATCAATATGTAAGTAGAGAAGCAGTTGTAAAGTCTCTACCAACAATTGGTGATACTGATATACAGGTTGGAAATAAAGTTATAGTTCATCACAATGTGTTTAGGAAATGGAATAACCAACATGGTGTTGAAAAAAATAGTAGAAGTTACTTTGATCAAGATACTTATTTAATAGCAAGTGATCAAATATTTTTGTATAAAAAAGATAAAACTTGGATACCTCAAAAAGGTTATTGTTTTGTGAAACCAGTTAAATCTACAGATAAACTAAGTTTAGATAAAGAAAAACCTTTAGTTGGTATTGTGAAATATACTGACGGCACGGTAAGTGAAGGTGATTTAGTTGGTTTTAGACCTAGCTCAGAGTATGAGTTTATTATAGACGGTGAGAAACTGTATAGAGTATTATCAAATTTTATTACAATTAAATATGAATATCAAGGAAACGAAGAAGAGTATAATCCAAGCTGGACATAAAGCTGTAGAAGAACTTATTAAAGTTGCTAAAGAAGCTATTGTTGATTCAGATGATGATCTAACAGCTGATAAGTTAAAGAATGCAGCAGCAACAAAGAAACTAGCTATATTTGATGCGTTTGAAATACTAAACAGAATACAAGAAGAAGAAGACTTGTTGAACAACAAACCTAAAGAAGTAGAGAAGAAAGCATTTAAAGGTTTTGCAGAAGGAAGATCTAAGTAATGTACGAGCAAAGCTTATATAAGGTTGTTGAACCTATTAAGAGAACTACTATAAGTAGACTTAATAAAGGTAAGAAATGGGTATATGGTTACAATAAAGAACATGACATTGTAGTTTTAAGCAAGTCTGGTCAGATAGGTGAGATATACGAGATACAGAATTTTAAAATAGCATTGCCAAAAGCAGGTAGTGTGTATAGCAACAAAGAAAAAAAATGGAAACAATTTGAATATCCTAAAGAACTATCAAGACTTAAAAGTATATTTGACTGGAAAGCTTATCCAGAAGAAAACAAAGAACAATGGCACGACTATATCGACGAGGAATTTAAACGAAGAGATGAAGGTTTTTGGTTTGATAATAATGGGACGGATACCTATATTACTGGTACTCATTACATGTACTTGCAATGGAGTAAAATTGATGTAGGTGCGCCAGACTTTAGAGAAGCTAATAGATTATTCTATATATTCTGGGAAGCGTGCAAAGCGGATAAGAGATGCTACGGTATGTGTTATCTTAAAAACAGAAGATCTGGATTTTCTTTTATGTCCTCTGCTGAGACAGTTAATCAAGCTACGATTTCAACAGATGCAAGGTTTGGTGTATTATCTAAAACAGGAGCAGATGCTAAAAAGATGTTTACCGACAAAATTGTACCTATATCAATTAACTACCCGTTTTTCTTTAGTCCTATTCAAGATGGTATGGATCGGCCTAAATCCGAACTCGCCTATAGAGTACCTGCGTCTAAGTTTACTAGAAAGAAAATCACAACAAACGAGAAGCTTGAAGAAATAGAAGGTCTTGATACAACTATAGATTGGAAAAATACAGGTGATAATAGTTATGATGGTGAAAAACTAAAACTACTAGTACACGATGAAAGTGGTAAGTGGGAAAGACCAGATAATATACTAAACAACTGGAGAGTTACAAAGACATGCCTTAGACTAGGTAGTAGAATTATAGGTAAGTGTATGATGGGATCAACGTCAAACTCTTTAGACAAAGGAGGTGAGAACTTTAAAAAATTATACAATGCTTCAGACGTCACGAAAAGAAATCGTAATGGACAAACAGCGTCTGGTTTATACTCTCTTTTTATTCCAATGGAATGGAATTATGAAGGATTCATTGACCAACACGGAATTCCAGTCTTTGATAATCCGGACCATGATGTCTTCGACCCACAAGGAGAGTTAATAGATATAGGTGTTGTAGAAAACTGGCAGAATGAAGCTGATGGTTTAAAAGGAGATCAAGATGCTTTAAATGAATTTTATAGACAGTTTCCTAGAACTACAGAGCATGCGTTTAGAGATGAAACAAAAAATAGTATATTTAACTTAGTTAAGATATACGAACAAATAGATTATAATGAAGGTATTGGAAGCTCAGCGTCGGTAACAACAGGTAGCTTTCAGTGGGTTAACGGAATAAAAGACTCACAAGTTGTTTTTACTCCAAATCCTAGCGGTAGGTTTAAAATAAGTTGGGTTCCGCCTGCTAGACTTCAGAATAATGTAATAAATAAAAATGGAATTAAGTATCCTGGAAATGAACACATGGGTGCTTTTGGTTGTGACAGCTACGACATTAGTGGAACAGTTGATGGTAGAGGTTCTAATGGAGCTTTACATGGATTAACTAAGTTTTCAATGGAAGATGCGCCAGCAAACCATTTTTTTTTAGAATATGTTGCCAGACCACAAACCGCTGAAATGTTTTTTGAAGACGTGTTAATGTCATTAATATTTTATGGTATGCCACTGCTTGCAGAGAACAACAAGCCTAGATTACTTTACTATTTAAAACGTAGAGGATATAGAGGTTTCAGTATGAACAGACCTGACAAAGTTTGGAATAAGTTATCTGTTGCAGAAAAAGAAGTTGGTGGAATACCAAACTCTAGTGAAGATATTAAGCAAGCTCACGCTGCTGCAATTGAAATGTATATCAACGATCACGTTGGAGTAAAAAGCGACGGATCTTATGGTAGTGTATATTTTAATGAAACACTTAACGACTGGGCAAAGTTTAATATAAACAAAAGAACAAAGCACGATGCTTCTATAAGCTCTGGGCTAGCTGTTATGGCTTGCAATAGAAACTTGTACAAGCCAACCGCTGATAGAATAATACAACCTTTGAACTTAACTGTTTCAAAATATAGTAACGATGGATTTTCATCTAAAATAATAAATAATGGCTTATAATACAGGTGTAGTTAGTAATTATTTTCCAAGTCAAGCTGTAAGTGATCTTGAAAAGATTAGTTTTGATTATGGTTTAAAAGTAGCTAAAGCTATAGAAGCTGAGTGGTATGGCACTTCAAACGGAGATGCTAGAACAAGAAACCAGGGCAGAACAAATAGGTATAGTGGTAATCAAAGTGACTTTCACAAGCTTAGACTATACGCTAGAGGTGAGCAATCAATAGAAAAATACAAAGATGAACTTTCGATCAACGGTGATTTATCTTATCTAAACTTAGATTGGAAACCAGTACCTATTATTCCCAAGTTTGTTGATATTGTAGTAAATGGTATTGCAGAAAGAACTTACGATGTAAAAGCTTACTCTCAAGATCCTAATGGTGTTCAGAAGAGAACAGAATACATGGAGTCTATTTTAGCTGATATGAGATCTAAAGAGCTAAATGATTTTGCTAAAAATGAATTAGGCGTAAATCTATACAACAACGATCCAGCTAGTCTACCTGGCGATGAAGAAGAATTAGCTCTTCACATGCAGTTAACATATAAGCAAGCTATTGAGCTGGCAGAAGAACAAGCTTTAAATGTTTTACTAGAAGGAAATAAATACGAAAACACTAAGAAAAGATTTTACTACGATTTAGCTGTGCTAGGTATTGGTGCAGTAAAAACTAACTTCAACACATCAGAAGGAGTTACTATTGATTACGTTGATCCAGCTGATTTAGTTTATTCCCACACAGACTCTCCTTATTTTGAAGATATATATTATGTTGGTGAAGTAAAAAGCATACCAATTAATGAGTTAGTAAAGCAATTCCCACATTTGGATCAAGAAGAAATTGAAGAAATAGCTTCTAAAAGCGGAGGACATAGAGCTGCTTTTGAGTCTTACAAAGAGCAAGATAACAATACGGTTCAGATACTATACTTTAACTTTAAAACATATATGAATGATGTTTACAAGGTTAAAGAAACTAGCACTGGTGGTGAAAAAGCAATACCAAAAGACGACAGTTTTAATCCGCCTGAGAATATGGAAGGTGGTTTTCAAAAAATGCAAAAGTCTATCGAGTGTCTTTACGAAGGAGCTTACATAATTGGGTGTGATAAGCTTATACAGTGGGAAATGTCTAAGAATATGATGAGACCTAAAAGTGATTACACTAAGGTTAAAATGAATTATTCTATCGTAGCGCCTAGAATATACAAAGGTAAAGTTGAGTCTTTAGTTAGTCGTATTACTGGTTTTGCAGATATGATACAATTGACTCACTTAAAAATACAGCAGGTTATGTCTAGGATGGTTCCAGATGGAGTTTATCTTGACGCTGATGGTTTAGCTGAAGTTGACTTAGGTAATGGAACAAACTATAATCCTCAAGAAGCTTTAAACATGTTCTTTCAAACAGGTTCTGTTATTGGTAGATCTATGACGGCCGACGGAGACATGAATCCTGGTAGAATACCAATACAAGAAATAACAAGTGGTAGTGGAGGCGGTAAACTTCAAAGCTTGATAGCTAACTACAACTACTATTTACAGATGATACGTGATACGACTGGTCTAAATGAAGCTAGAGATGGTAGTATGCCAGATAAAAACGCTTTAGTAGG